AAAGATGGTAAATTAAAACATACTGCTATTGGCACAACCATATGTTGTTCTCAACCATTAGGATTTAATTTCTTAGGTGGTAAGTTAGTAGCCGCTTTAGTTACATCATCCGTAATTAGAGATGCTTGGAAGAAGTTATATGGACAAACATTAGTTGGTTTATCTACTACAGCATTGTATGGTATTCATTCTATGTATAATTCAATTCCTCATTGGAAAACAATGGGTAAGTCAGTAGGTAGAATATCTTTGAAGCCAGATGATTCTACTTATGATGTATGGCACGATTGGGTAAGAGAAAATATGTCAGAAGATTATTTAAAAGCTACCACTCAAAAAGAGGGTGTAGCAGGTCCTCCAACTGGCGTAAAACAAAAAACAATTAATATGATATTTAAAGCAGTTGGTATTAAACCATCTGAATATCAACACGGATTCCAACGTGGTATTTATTATGCCGATATGTATGAGAATGGTAATCAGTTTTTGCGTGGGGAGATAGAAGAGAGTGATTTGAAAATGAAACCTAAGTACAATGATGATAGTGACTACATAATGAATTGGTGGAAACCTAAAGCTATCAGAAGATATAGTAAGTTATATGATGAGGGTAGGCTAAAGCCTGAGAAACTTTTCTATGGAGACATTGTAGGTAAAAGTTGGGAAGAAGTAAAAGAACAATATTTAGGAGAAATTGGAAGATAAGTCTTGACTTGTATTAAAATATTGTGTATATTAAGGTATGAATAAAACACCACAAAAACACTTTTGGAAAAACGCTATTGTTTTCGTAAATGGTAAACAAGGAAAGATTACCAACTGGGCAAAGAATAAGTTTTTCATTCAATTTTCTAAAACTTCTAATTGGGTAAATGCTGGACACATAGTATGGAACTAAATAAAAATAATTTAATTACAGAAAAAGATGTATTCAATATGGTTGATAATAAATTTATAGCTAATATGTCTCCTATCGATTGGGGTAAGACTATGGCTATCGCCAATGAATACATATGTAGAGATTTAATGACTTCTTTAGGTGGTACGAAAGTTATACATACCGATGAATGTGTTGAGGGTAGCGAAGGTGGTATGCTATTAGAGAGGTTAAACATAGATACTTCAAACAATGGTTCAGGCTTTGATACTATTGTTCTATCTAATGGTAAAAGAATTCAATGTAAACTCAGACAAGTAAAGGGTAAGACGCCTTATAGTACACAAACCCACTTTGATAATACTCGTAGAACTACAGGTCAGAATAAAGGTACTGCAGGTGGTGGTGCAAATGGTCATGTTAGATATGGTAGTGGTGAGTTTGATTATGTTTTAGTTTCATTGATAGAAAGTTATAAAGACAAATCTGTAAGAACAGATTTAAACAAATGGAATTTTTCTTTTATTCCGATTTCTGATTTAGTAGATCCTACGATGCCAGAGTTTTGTTTATCACATATACCAGCGTCTGTATTAGAAAAGAATAAATTAGAATCTGATAAAGATTGGGAAGATAGATTTAAGGAAGTCTAATGAACATATTTGATTTTGCAAAAGAATCGGATTCCGATAAGGAATATCCGTATAAAATATTAGTATATCCTAACATCACCTATATGCGTGATTTAGAAAAAGATTCTTATGTTGTAGTCTTGCGTAATGTAATTAAAGAATTAAATAAAATTCGTAATGATATTCATTGGACAATTTTATCTCCTGGTGATATTAAGAGTTTAACATTTGAGAACACTACACAAATACCAATCAACTTACCATCTTATCCAAATGCTATGAGATGCCATTTTAATTATAACGAAATCAAAGCTAACCTTAGATGGAAAGAAACTGATTTCGATGTGGTATATTCTCATTTGCCAGAACATACTTTGAATATGACTAACCTATTAGAAAATGATACTAACATCACACCTAAATATGTTGGTTATTGTCATTGGTATGAGGTAGATGAAAACACTAACTATAGTAAGCGTATGCTTATGGACAACTATAATGGTATGCTTGAGATGGAAGAGTGTGGCGTAAATAGTATTTGGTTAAAAGAATTAGTATTAGAGAAAGCTAAGGAGTGGTACAATAAAGAAACCATTTCAAAGTTAGATAAGATTATACAACCACATTATTTAGGTATAGACAAAATAAATAATGTAGAAGTTCCAACCAAAAAGAAAACCATCATCTTCAACCATAGAGACAATTACTATACAGGTTGGACTTGGTTTATAGATAGAATGGATGAACTTTATAAACAAAGGCAAGACTTCACTGTTTATACTACACTAGCCGATTTAGATAGACCATATGCTAAACGTGTAAAAATAAGTGACAGAGATGAGTACTTAGACTTTATCCGTTCAATGCAAGTCGGTGTTGGTACATTCCAAAAATACTCTGCTTGGTCTATATCAACTACAGATTCTCTTAGTATGGGTGTTCCTTACATTCTACCAAATAAATTATGCTATCCTGAAATGGTTGGTGGTGACTATCCATTATTGTACGATGGTAAAGATGAATTCCTACAAAAGATAAATGGAGCACTTGATGATGATGGAAGCGTAGATAAAGCTAAGGCTTATCTCAAAACAAAGATAGAAGAATTTCCGTGGGCTAATAGAGTTCCTAATTGGTTTGGTAGTTGGAACTTTCTTACTCCCGATTCGTTTGATATGATTGGAGAAAAGAGTGAGGCTTATCCTAAGATAGTAGATTTCATACACAAAAGAAAATCGGTTACTAAAAAAGAAATATTAGACTATCTTGGTTGGGGTGTGCGGATTTCCTTTAGTCCATACAGAAATAGACTTAGAACAGAATCAACAATTAAATTTACAAAAAACAGATATGAGGTTAGATAAATGAAACAACTTACAGAACAACAGATATTAGACAATTGGAATAAGTTAATGAAACTTATTGAGGATACATTTGAGGGAGAGCGTAAAGACAAACTCTTAGAGATGTATAAGTACTTTGAAGATAGGATGGTTACAGCGCCAGCAAGCGGAAAAGCTGCCTACCACAACGCTATGATTGGTGGATATGTGGAACACGTACTACACGTAACTGATTGCGCCATTCAACTCAAAAAGTTGTGGGAGTCTAATGACGCTATGATTAACTTTACCGATGAAGAACTTATCTTCGCTGCTATGCACCACGACTTAGGTAAAGTAGGTGACTTAAATCAAGACTATTATATCCCACAAGATTCCGAATGGCATCGTAAGAATAGAGGAGAGATATTTAAACATAATCCGAATCTTCAATATATGACAGTCACCGACCGAGCTATTTTTATTTTAAATCACTTCGGTATTACGATGTCACAATGGGAGTATATCGGATTACGATTAACTGATGGTATGTACGAAGAAGCGAACAAATCTTACTATATGTCTTACAACCCCGATTGGAGTTTAAAAAGCAATATAGCGTACATACTTCACCAAGCAGATATGATGGCGACACACATTGAGTTTGATGAGTGGCAACGAGCAGATGAGGAAGTAAGTAATAACTTTAAGAAAGCAATTACTACTAAAAATAAAACTAAGTCCGAACCATCACCAAAATTAAGTGAGAAATCACAAGATCTTTTTGAAGAATTATTTGGAGAAAAGTAATGAAGAGAGAAAGTAATAAACAATTTTCAACAGTAAGAAAACTAACCAATAAGGTTAAAGACTTAGAAAAAAGGTGTGAGGAAATAGAACTTATTATGATTGCAGTATTAGAAAACCTGTCAGGCCCAATGGAGAAAAAATTATGATTTTAGAAATAAGTCTTGCATGTATGACTCTTTTATTTGTAACTTCCTGTTATGGAATATGGAATATAATTAGAAAGTTGGAATTATTAGAAAATTGGATAGAAGATTTCATAGGTACAGTAAATAAAGTAAATATGGATTTAAAAAAATTAGATTATAAAGGATATTTTGAAGCAGATGATGAAGTCGGCGTAATCTTTAATGAGATAAAAAATACAATAAAACAGTTAGATAAGTTCAAAGGAGAAGAACAATAATGACTACACCAAGAGTATCAGGTACAGAAATAGTAAAAGCAACTAAAGTTAAAACTAAAACAAAAGCTCCTATTAAAAGGAAAAGGAAAAAGAAAGGTAAAAACTATTATTTTAATCAAGGTACAGAAGATGCTATTATTCGTTATAATAAATCAGCTGATCCTAATTTAAGAAACACAATATACAATGAACACATTCGAGCCGCTTTTGATAAGTTGGCTGAAAATATAATTCACACATTTAAGTTTTATTACTTTGATGTGGGTTCTATAGAAGTAAAGCACGAAGTGGTTTCATTTTTAGTTATGAATATGCACAAATTTAAAGAAGGTAAAGGTAAAGCTTTCTCTTACTTTAGTATTGTGGCTAAAAACTATCTTATTCTTAATAACAATAAGAACTATAAGATGGGTAAGATTCATTCTGAAATGAAAGTGTTGGATTACAAAAGAAATCTTATGGGTGAGAATTCCGTATCAGAAACATCTGAAAAGTCTGTCTTATTTATTGATGAGTTACATAGGTTTTGGGATACAAACCTAACTAACATATTCCGTAGAGACAAAGACATCAGAGTTGCTGATGCAGTTTTACACATATTCCGTATAAAAGAAAATATTGAGAACTTCAATAAGAAGGCTCTTTATATTCTTATCCGTGAGATGACAGGATCAAACACACAACATATCACCAGAATCATAAATGTTATGAAGAAATATAACAAAAGGTTGCAATCCGAATTTGATAAGGTTGGTATGGTTGATGTGAGTTATACAGGCTCTCTTATGCGAGAAGAGCAATAAAAGAAAAAGGGGAGTTTTACTCCCCTTTTTTTGTGCCCTTTATTAAATTTAATATATATTCATCGAAAGTTAAAAACATCAATATTTATATATAACTACAAATCTAAATTTTTACAATAAAGAGGTACATTATGGCTAATGACTATGAAATATTTGATGGTAAATCATTATCTGATTTATTTAAAGATATATACGAAAACACTACAAGAAATAAAACTCAATTAGAAGTTCTTATGAAAGAGGTTACTGGTTTTATAAAAGATGGGGATACTGCCGTGCAAATCATTCCTATGTTAAAAGAATACTTAGAAATTAATGTTAAGAATGATGACCAATTAGTTAAAGTGGCTGCTATTGTACAACGTATAATTGCTTCTGAATCAAAGGGTGGTTCGGAAGATGAGTTTGGTTTATCTGATGCAGAAAAAGAACAACTGTTAGGTGCGATAGAAGATGCAGCTACTGATTTACAAAGTCATTCAGATGACATAGCTAGTGATATTAAGAGAGTAGAAAATTAATGGCATTTCGCAACTCAACTTTAGCTCTAAACAGAGAAACAGATAATGTTGGCTTTACTACTTATTCAGATGTATATAGAATACTTACAGACAATCTTGATGGTAATTCTGAATTTTATGAAATAGAACCTGCTATTGTTGAACAAGTTCTAATCAATTCAGAGAATTTTCCTAAAAGAAAAAGACCTAGTGGTGATGATGTTCCTGATTGGTCTTATTATGGCTCTATAAAAGCTAGGTTTATACACAGTCAAAGTGAGGGTGATTTGATAGATGGTTTCATAAGACCTTTATCAACTCATCTATCAACATATCCTTTAAAGGGTGAGGTGGTAAATGTAACTATTCACGATGGAAAACTATATTATTCACCACCACTAAATTTATATGGTAAAGTAAATATGAACCGAGCTACAGGAAAAAGTGGTGAGGGATTGGTTTTGCCACAAAGAACCAAATACAACAGAAAAATTTATTCACAACAGGGTGATATTTCTCTTAATGGTAGATTTGGTAATGGATTGAGATTGGGAAGTGATTCAGAATATATGTACCCAAATATAAAAATAACAAATAGACAATCAGTTCCTGATGTGAAAATAGCTGATGAGAATTTTCCACACGAACAAGATATAAACTCAGATGGTTCTTCTATTTTTATAACATCAGGCAAATTAAAAGAAATAGAGACATTAGATCCAGCAGCTGACTCTTTAAGATGGCCACCATTAGTAGCTCAAAATCCTATGAGTGGAGATATGATTACATTGAATTCAGATAAATTAGTTTTTAATGCAAAGGGAGATGGAAAAGGTAATAATAGTGATATACATATGTTTGCCGCAAGGAGTATAAATTTAGCTTCCAACTATGAGATTAATATAGGAGCTGGTGGTTTAGATGGCGGTGCTATAAATTTAGGAGATCCTAATGCTATTAACACTGTAGTGAAAAGTCACGAATTAGAAGAATTATTAGAAAAAGTTTTTGATGGATTAGAAGATTTTTTAAGTACTTTAGAAAAAGCAACAGATCCAAAACAAATAGGAGATGCGGCTAGAACACTAAATGACGAATTGGGTGTAATTAAAGAAAAGCAGTTGCCTAAAATATCAAGCAAAACAGTCTTTATAGCTGACGATCCAGAGGATTTAGGAATTCAAAATCAAAATGAAATTGAAGATACATTTGGTGAAGTAGAAACTATAGTAGAAGTTGCAGGCGTAAGGGGATAATTATGAGTGCTACATCAGACCAAGTAAAAAAACTTATAGACAATGAGATAAAAAAACAAAAAGATAAGTTAGATTTAAAAGTAGACAACGCTATAAATCTTTATAGAGCTGGTAATGAAAAGGCTGATAAGTTAGTTAATGATATAGAAAAGAATATAGAAAAAGCTAAAAAATCTAAAGAAAGAGTTGATTCTACAATAGATTCAATTAAGTCTATACAAATATCTTTTGATTCAAGTAGAAAAGTAGCTGAATCAACAGAGAAGGCTTCAACGATAGGTTCAGCATTAAACCCAGCCGCAGCTGCTGTAGCATTTGTTCAAAAATTTATAATAGATAAACTTAAAGTAGAAATAAAGGATATAAAAGATGAGTTAAATGTCGCACCACAAATATTAGATAATCTCGATAAATTTTTTAAAAGAACGAGAATAAAATTAGCTAGAGAAAAATCAAGAAGAGCAGCTCAAAAAAGAATCGCTGAAGAAAACAAAAAGATGCTAAGTTAGTATATTTATATAAAACAGGAGTTATTATGGCAAACAGTAAAAAATTGGTAAGTTTAATCAGAGAAATTGTACGACAAGAAGTACAAAAAGAGGTTAAGCAGATATTTATTAAGGAAGGAATGAAATCTATGGCTGAAAAATCTACATTAGTAGAAGATACAGTTATGGAAGTTCTACCTGAACGAAAACCAAAACCAAAGAAAAAAGTCACATACACAAACAATCCAGTGTTAAATGATATTTTAAATGAGACAGCTAATCAGCCTCAAGAAATGGAAGAATATCCGACAATGGGTGGTGGAACTTTTGATAGTACGAAAATGGCTCAGGCTATGGGATATGGTAATATGGTAGGCGGTGATAAAAAAGTACAAAGAGAGATTGCCGCAGTACAAACTGCACAAGCAGCTGGCGCCGATACATCAAATCCTGCAGTACAAGATGTAATGAAAGATTTAACAAAAGATTATAGTGCTGTGATGAAAGCTTTAAAGAAAAAGGACGGTAAGATATAATGGGAGCAATTCAAAACGATTTAGATCCAGACACTTATATTGGTATAGAATTACCTTTAACATATGGTAATTCAGGATTCTTTAAAAGAACAAAAACTGCTTTAGAGCAAACAAGATCTAATATCAAAAATCTTTTAGAAACAAACAAAGGTGAGAGATTGGGAAATCCAACTTTTGGTTGTGATTTAAGAAGAGTTTTGTTTGAAAAAGAAGGTGATATAGAGAGTGATATAGAAGAAGCTATAACTTCTGCTATGAATGAATTTTTACCATTTGTAACTATAGTAGAAATAAAAAGTCTCTTTTCAGAAGCCAACCCAAATATTGTAAATGTTTCTCTTAGATTTAGTTTAAATACAGATGTTAATGAAGAAGAGACTTTGGCATTAGATTTTGGAAACTACGAATCAGTACAACTACTTTAATGGAGATGAGTAATGCCATATTCTACACCTAAAAAATCAGTAAAAGAAGTTAGATATTTAAATAAAGATTTTACATCTTTTAAAGATAATCTGATTGAGTTTACTAAAATATATTTTCCAAAGGAGTATAATGATTTTAATGAATCATCTCCTGGAATGATGTTTATAGAAATGGCATCTTATGTAGGTGATGTTCTGTCTTATTATATTGACAATCAATTTAAAGAAAGTTTATTAGCTTTTGCTGAAGAAAAGAAAACTGTATATAATATGGCACAATCATTAGGTTACAAACCTAAATTATCTTCGCCTGGCACAACAGATTTAGATGTATTTCAAACAGTGCCCGCCATATCGTCAGGAACAGGAGCTAATTTTGTTACAACACCAGATTTAAGATACTCTATGGTAGTTAAATCAGGTATGGAAGTCACTTCAAATACAGGTATAACATTTATTACACAAGAAGATTGTAATTTTAAATTTTCAAGCTCTTACGATCCTTTAGATATTAGTATATATGAAAGCTCTAACAATATACCTGTAACATATTTATTAAAGAAATCCGTTAAAGCCAGTAGTGGTACAATAGCTACTGAATTTTTTACTTTTAGTACTGCTGAAAAATATAAAAGAATTGCTTTAGCTAATTCAAATATAACCGAAATAATTTCGTGTACAGATAGTGATGGTAATGATTGGTATGAAGTTCCCTTTCTAGCACAAGATACTATGTTTTCAGATATGGAAAACTTAGAAGAAAATGATGACGAACTATATACCTATTCTGACCAGGCACCATACTTACTGAAACTTATAAAGACTTCAAGAAGATTTACAACTTTTATTAGAGAAGATGGTAGAACTGAATTGAGATTTGGCGCAGGTACATCAGATAGTGCTGATGAAGAGATAGTTCCTAATCCAGACACTGTTGGTTCATCTTTGCCTGGCTCACCAACTTATCTAAATACAGCTTTTGATCCATCAAACTTTTTAACAACAAAGGCATATGGACAAGCACCATCAAATACTCAATTAACAATTACATATAGATATGGTGGTGGATTAGATCATAATGTAACTTCAAATAGTTTAAGATCTATACAATCTATAAATGTAGCATCAGATCAATCAGGTTTAACTTCATCATTAATAGCATCGACAAGAGCTTCTATTGCTGTAAACAATACCATACCAGCCACAGGCGGTAAGGGTCCTGAGAGTATCATAGAGGTTAAGAATAATACACTAGCTTACTTTCAAGCACAACAAAGAGCAGTAACTAAAGAAGATTATATAACGAGAATATATGCTCTACCAACAAAATATGGTAATGTAGCTAAATGTTACATTGTACAAGATACTCAATTAGATAGTAAGTCAGGCGCAAACTCTGATAATAGAGTAGCAAATCCATTAGCTCTTAACTTATATACATTAGGATTCGATGCTAGTAAAAAATTAGTTAATCTAAATAAAGCTGTAAAAGAAAATATACAAACTTATCTAACACAATTCAGAATGGTTACTGATGCTGTAAATATACAAAATGCTTTTGTTATTAATATCGGAGTAAAGTTTAATTTACTTACAAAATCAGGCTATAATAAAAATGAAGTTGTTTTAAGAGCTATACAAAAAGTAAAAGACTTTTTTGATATTGATAAGTGGCAGATTGGACAACCAATTGTGATAGCTGATTTAGCTTATCAAATATCTTTAACAGATGGAGTATCTGCTGTAGTAGCACCTACTGAAAATAATTCTGATGGGTTGCCTATACTAATTGAAAATAAATTTTTAGAATCAGGCGGTTACTCTGGAAATGTTTATGATATGAAAAGCGCCACACAAGATGGCATAATATATCCATCATTAGATCCAAGCATATTTGAACTTAAATATCCAAATATAGATATTGAAGGAAGAGTGATTGGTGATTCAGCAGGAGGTAGCTAATGCATTATTTTATTTTTCCAGAGTTTGATACTACACTATATCAAGCTTCTGCTAGTAGAAACACAGGACTTGATGAGATATTAGAAATAGAAAAAACTATGAATCAATCAGGTGGAAATGTAAGAGTTTCTCGTGCACTAATTAAATTTGATTTAGCCGAAATTTCTAGATCGATGGTTAGAGGGCAGATAGCAACAGACGCTAAATTTTATTTAAATATGTATGATGCAAAGCCAACTGAATTATCATATAGCCAATCTTTATATGCTTATCCTATAAGTGGTAGTTGGGTTCCAGGCGAAGGATTTAGAGCTGATAATCCAAAAACGCAAGAAGGAGCAACTTGGGAATTTAGAGATGGTATTACAGGTAAAAGTTATTGGGGAAGAGCAGAGGATACTGCTGTATCTTCATCAGGTGGTGCTTGGTTTTCATCTTCCTTTGCATCTCAATCTTTTGAATATGAAACAAGAGATATGAGAATGAATGTTACGCCTATAGTAAGTGATTGGTTGAAGAAGGAATATCCAAATAATGGATTCATACTTAAAAGAAGTGGTAGTATGGGTAATTTAAGTTCAGATACACCTGAAGGTAGCACAGATAG